AAAGCTATTTATGATGAAGAGTTTGACCGCGCACAAGCAGAGGATAGAGACAGAGCCTCCTTTAATGTGGTTCCTAGCCTTCAGTATTATAGGGTAGGGTGATGGCACGGTTCGCTACAGGAAAATACGCTTACGGCATTTCTGATAGGTCAGGGTTCCGCTATCGTCTAAAAGATATGCGTCGAGAATGGAATGGCCTTCTTGTTGGCCCTGACGAATATGAGCCAAAACATCCGCAATTAAGACCTGTTAGAATTAGTCCTGATGCAGAGGCTTTGCGAGATCCGAGGCCGGATACAAACAACATAATACCTGTAGAGGTTTCTTTCCCTGCCTTCGATTTAACGACTTTACGGTTTATACCAAATCCATCTGTCGTTGGGAAAATAGGCAGTGTCTCTGTATCAACCACATCAACAGGTAATGTATCCGTATCTGCCACAGGAGTTTCTGGAACAGGAGCCATTGGTTCATCTACCGTGACGGGTGTTCAAGTATTTGCAGTAACAGTTGTTAGCACGGGATATGGTAATAAATACTTTATAGATGGGGTGCAGCAGGCGACGGTAAATCTGTCTGAAGGCTCTACTTATATGTTTGATCAGTCCGATTCGAGTAATGGTGGGCATCCTTTACGCCTGTCAACAACGTCTGATGGAACTCACGGCGGAGGATCAGAATACACTACAGGCGTAACAACGAGCGGAACGCCGGGTAATGCGGGGGCTTACACACAAATTACAGTAGCAGTGGGTGCGCCTACACTTTATTATTACTGCACCAATCACAGTGGCATGGGCGGACAGGCGAACACACCATGAGCTTTACATTCACGACATTGAAGCAAGCGATTCAGGATTGGACAGAAAACACAGAAACAACTTTTGTTAACAATCTGAATGTTTTCATAAAAAATGCTGAAGAGCGTATTCTTAAAGAAACAGATTTAGACTATTTTCGCAAAAATGTTGCGGGTGTGATGTCGAGTGGCAATAAATTTTTGAACATGCCCACAGACTATCTTGCCTCTTTTTCTTTGCATTTCATTGACAGTAGTGGAAATGCTCAATTTCTCTTACAGAAAGATGTAAATTACATTCAGGAATTTAATCCAAATGCTGCCACAACCGGCCTTCCACGTTATTACGCGGCCTTTGATTACCAAAATTTTATTATTGGCCCCACTCCAAATGCTAATTATGTCACTGAATTACATTACTATTATAGACCGCAGTCAATAACGGAGACTTCAGATGGTCAGTCTTGGCTTGGAACGAATGCTCCGAATACACTTTTGTATGCGTGCTTAATAGAAGCGTACACTTTTATGAAGGGTGAGACGGATCTTCTTCAGTTGTATATGAACAGATATGCAGAATCTATGCGGAGACTTCCGCCGCCACCGTTAAAAGTTTATGCTGAAGGGCGAGAAAATACAGATGCTTACAGGGAGGAACCTCTCCGTGCATCTACAATGTAAGGGCAAAAAATGTTTGATGAACTTGAGGGCAAAGAAATTGCCATTGTTGGTCTTGGGGGAAGTTACGCAGATTACGTGAAGGCTCGTATAAATTCCACAAGCTATGATGAGGTTTGGGGGATTAATTCTATCGGCGCAATTGTTCATGTTGATAGAACTTTTATGATGGACCCAGCTAGTCGCTTTCTTGATGGAGTGAAAGCAGGAACCCAAACAGGAATTGCAGCAGAATTTTTGTTAGAAACCCCTAACAAGGGGCCGATATATTCTTGTTGCCTTGATGAAAGAGTGCCTGAGATCGTAGAGTATCCACTTTCTGAGGTTATAACAGAACTTGGATTTGCCTATTTTAACAATACTGTAGCGTATGCAATTGCTTTTGCTATCGCAGCTAAAGTTAAGAGAATCAATCTCTTTGGGATAGATTTTTCTTACAGAAAGAATTTGCATTTTGCGGAAGCTGGTAGATCCTGTTGTGAGTTTTGGGCGGCTATAGCTTTAACACGAGGCATTTTAGTGCGCACTGCGGAGCAGTCTTCTTTTTTAGACACAAATGTACCTTTGAACGAAAAATTGTATGGATATCATCGTTTAGATGATCCGCTTGTTCAGTACACTGAAAACGATAAATTAATTATCGTTGCAGAATCTGAGTACAAGCCGAAAAAACAAGAACACTTGGAAGGCCCAGAGCCTTTGGATGGTAGAGAGCCTGTGTTACACGGAAGGCATGATGTAGAGGGAATAACCTACAATGTTTAATGTTACTACGAGCATGGGGGCCGGTGAAGTATCCGTAGTTACTTCAGACAATGGTGGCTTAGAGACAGATCAAATCGTAGAGTTGGCAATGGATAAGCTGTTAAAAGTTTCAGAGACAGCCCCTCCTGCTATACGCGATCAAGCAGAGGTGTTTCGTGAACAATTGCGAGCTTTGTTGGCTTACTACATAAATATTGCTCGTAGAGAAGAACGTGCTACTATATGTCATATCTTGAGCCGTGAAGGACAAGATGTTTTGGCTGACGCAATAAGGAGAATGTAATGGCTATTGCAGGTACAGTAATGTGTACTTCCTTCAAAAAAGAGCTTTTGACAGGTACGCACAATTTTACAAACTCAACTGGAAACACCTTTAAGCTTGCTCTGTACGCGGAAAGTAGTGGCGGCAAATCTAGCACTACGGCGACTCTTGGCGCGGGAACAACCGCTTTCACTACGACGGGTGAAGTCGCCTCTAGTGGGACGTATGTCACTGGTGGTCTTGCTTTGACAAATGTTACTCCCACGAGTTCTGGAACGGTTGGGTTTACAGATTTTGCAGACCGTGATTTTACCAGCGCCACGATAACTGCGATGGGTGCCTTGATTTACAATTCAAGCCAATCAAACAAAGCTGTTTGTGTGCTTGATTTCGGCAGTAACAAGACATCTACTTCCGGCACATTTACGATTGCGTTTCCGACTGCCAACCAATCTTCGGCAATTATTCGTATCGAGTAAAATGCCTGATGTCAGTCAAGAAAAAGCGCATTGTAATACCGCTTACAATGCGTTTTTTTATAGAATAAAGACTCAATCGTTAACCGAGGCATGAATATGTCAGAATGCTGTACTCTCTACTTTATCACGGGGTAATTTTTCATGTCGGAATCAGATGCGGGTTATATAATTTTACCAGTTGTGCTTCCTCTCGTAAAAATTCGTTGTTATGACGCGGGGGGAGGGGAAGATGTGACAGTGCTGGAAGACACTACGGGGTGGAGTCTTAATTCTGTCAATGATGCGTGTGAAGTAAAGTTTGAAGAGTGGGTTGCATCTAGGTAATGGCTACGTATTGGATAGACCCCTTTTTAGAGGCTACTACGCAGGGTGCCGGTACGACCGACACTACTACTAAGGACGGCTCATATGCTGCACCCTTTTCTCTTAACGATTTCATAAGCACCAGTAATACTGCTGTAAGCTCAATAAATGGCACCAGTTTTTCTGACGGTGATGAATTACGAATGAAAGGCATCGCCTTCGGTACGCTTTTTGGTAGTGAAGGAAATGTCTATGCCTTCAACGCTCTTGGCTACTCTCTTGCTACAAGCGAGTTAAAACCTGTAACTGGTAATACCACTTTTGACGGCACATCTACTGATACTGCTTCTAATTTATTTGCTTTTCAAAATAGTGACATAGCTAGTTATCTTCCTAATTGGAGCCACCCCTTATTTTTTGCGGGTAATGAACACAGTGATAGCACCAAAGTACAAACCCTCATTCACTCGTTTCTTTGGCCTGTTGTCAATCAGCAGATGGGTTACAATAGCGCAAGCACTACCGGAATTGAGCTTTTTAGAGTAAAGGATGAATACGCCAATGTTATAAGCTATAGCACTAGCCACCAATATTGTTTTAATATTTCTGTAAAAGTTACTTTGTCCGCAGGATGGACAAGCGAAACAGCACAAAATGGTTACAGCATCTTTGAAGTGTATGGCATTACAAGTTTTAGATATTTTTACATTAATTCTGCTACTGGAACCAAAGTAAAATACGACTGTGAGCGCCTTATTTTCTGTCAGTCTGAACATCCTAGCGCAGCTAGTTATCAGGGATTGTACACGGAATTTCAAGAAAGTAGCGCTAGGGGCGAGGCTACAGACCATGTATTTCCTGTACTCGCTTGTAATCTTTATTATATATTCACTCTTTATTACGGGGACTACGCTGGAAGTACAGCGGTCTGGCCTATGATTACTGGAGGATCAGAGAATTACGAGAATTACATAAGATTTTTCCCGTGGGATCGTCCGGGCGGTACCACAAGTACGTTTAAAAATTTTATATCTGGTGCGAACTTCTTTTCGTTCCAAAGAAGTTATAGCAGCCATGCACATAAAATAGGAAATGTTTACTCTAAAGCCTACGAGGACTCTTCTTTAGGCACACAGACTGTCTTTCAATACAATTCTGCTTATCAACCCGCCAGCACAGGTTCTTCCGTTACTTTTTTACAGAATAGTGTTTACTGTATGCTGGCCAAGAGTACCTCCAGTACCGCTATTGTTTTAGATAATAGTGGGGGAACAGTCACCTACGAATCGGGCTTGAAGAACCCCGGAATATCTCCTCTAACGTCTGTTGTTCCCGGCGTAGGAACATACGGCGACTATATAGGCCCAACAATGGGAAGCGTGGAATCTTCTACTTCAAGCGACCTTGCTCTTTTTAATTCAACAAAAACAGTCAACGCGTCACAGAACTGGTATGACCCCAAGTTGACTCGCGACGGATTTTTTGATCCGATAACTTACACATCTTTTGGAAAATTTACTCTCGGCGGTAGTAACTACAGGACTACTGCTCACAATAT